GCCTGCGGCGAACGAGACGGCGGCCCCGCCGGATGTGGCGAACGTACCAACCAGCGCCGCTGCGGCAAACGCGATCGTGCCGACATCGCTGAACGTGCCGGGCGCGGCCGATGTGGCCTTGCGCACTACGACCGTCGTGCTCGCGGTTGCCGCCACCGTGCCGCGCGCCTGGCTGGCGTGGCCGAGCGCGGCGCCGAAATTGGCCGGGATTTCGATTGCCTTGCTGACGCGGTGTTCCAGCAAGAGTTGGCTCGCCGTCGGCACGCCCGGCACGAAGCAGGCGACGACGTAGCGGGCGGCGGCGCCCTGCGCGAGCCACTTGGTGCCGTCCCAGCGCCACGAGAGCGCACCCGACGTGAATATCTGGCCGGTGGTTGGCGAACCCGGGAAGTCGATCAAGGCTTCGCCTCCAGTGCCGCGAGCCGCGATTCCAATTCGGTGTTTTTGGCAGCCAGTGCCTTACAACTGTTTATTAAGGCGAAAATCAAATTTCCCGGCTCCAGCGTATCCACCTCGACGCTCTCGTCCCGCACGAGCGTCGTCGTCCTCCCGACAATCTCCGGGACGTGCGGGCGCACTTCGTCCGCGATCAAACCAAACCGCATCTGTGACGGTTCTGCGCCAAACACGCCCGCCTGATACCGGAACCGCACCGGGTTGAGCGCGAGGATCGCATCGAGACCGCGCTCATATGGAGCTATCTGCTCTTTCAGTTCACGATCCGATATCGTCGCCCACGCGCCGCTTACATTCGCAGTTACTCCCGCCGTGTCGATCTGGAAATAAGGTCCTGCGTATGATGTGCCGTTGTGGTAGTACATCATAAACTTGTCGGATTCGCCGGCTGTCGAGCGCTTCGACAGCATCCAATGCTTGCCGTTGGATTGCAGCATTAGGTTGCCGTAACCGTCTGATGTGTTCACAGATTTTAGGTCGACGGTCGAGCCTGGATTGCTGCCGGAAATCGTTGTCGAAATATTGTTAAACGTCGCCGCGCCGCTCGCCCGGTTAATTGACATAGCAGTGCCAAGCGAGGCGCCTGCGTCGGTGTAACGGGTTATTGCGAAATTGCCGCCGGCATTGCCTCCGCCCTCGGCAGTCCCGTCGCCCAACAAGACGTCCCATCGGAGCGTCCCTGCACGATATCCGGCGAGTTGGTCAGGATTGCCTGCCGACGCATTAAGCCCAAGCTGCGCGGGGCCTGCGGCAGGACCGACCACCAGATTGCCGCTCAGCGTACCACCGCCCGCGAGCGGCAGATAAGTCGAGGCGGCGGTTGCCGTCGTTAGGTAACTCTGGTTGCTCGCGGCGGTGACGCGCCCCTTGCCGTCAACGGTGATGCCCTGAAACGACCCGACATTGCTATTAACGGTCGCCAGCGTCGTGGCGAGGCTCCCGGTCGTCGTGACGTCGCCCGACAGGTTGCCGCTGGATGTGACTGTCGTGGCCGAGGCCGCGATCGGGATCTGGCCCGCGACCATCCCGGACATGTTCGCCGAGCCGGCGGGGCCGGTCGCGCCTGTGGCACCCGTCGCCCCTGCAGCGCCCTGCGAACCCGGCTGGTTTACCGCGATCACCCAGGCGGCGCTGTCCGAGTCCGCGTAACGGATGAAGAGATTTGCCGAGGCGCTGTCCCACCATAGGTCGCCCGGCGATCCAGCCGGGGCCGTGTCAGAAACCGTGACGCTCGACCCACCCCCTCCCGCCGGCCCGGTCGCGCCCGTGGCGCCGGTGGAACCCGCCGGACCCGTTGCGCCGGTTGGGCCTGCCGGGCCGGTTGGGCCTGCCGGTCCCGTGGCGCCGGTGGAACCCGCCGGACCCGTTGCGCCGGTTGGGCCTGCCGGGCCGGTTGGGCCTGCCGGTCCCGTGGCGCCACCGCCACCGCCACTGGCTTGGTTCTCCCAGATGCCTGCGCTGGCATTGTACGCCAGCACGTCGCCATCGGCCGGAACGGTGATCGACACATCGGTCAAATCCGACAGTCCGGTCGTCTCGCCCGTGGAGCCGATCAGCTCCTTGTAAATCGGTTGTCCGCTGTCGGGGTCGAGCGCGGCCAGGTCGAACGTCGCCGCGCTGGTGTGCGGGATCAGCACCGCGACCAGACTGTTGTCTGGCGCGATCACAAAATCCATCTCAGCGTATGGCATAGCGGGCTGCCAGTCACCGCGCCACTCGGGCATCGGCATCGTGATCGTCACCGGCCCGAGAACGTCGCCGTTGGACAGCCCGATGGTCAGCGCCGAACCCTCGATGCTCATGGCGATCGGCACGATTGCGGCGGGCGGGTTGTCCTCGATGAAATCGACGCGCGTGCCCAAATCGAAAAAGTTGCTGTCGACCTCGGCAGGCTCGAGGTTGGCGCCCTTGCCCGGCCCCCACGCTCCGGCGGTACGATAGGTTATCGCCATGCGCTATCTCTACTTGGCGACGGACCTTGCGGGCCGTGCAGGCTCGGGTCGGGCGAGTAGGCATCTATTTTGCCGGTCGGGGTCAGTGCCTTCGCCGGATCGGGCGCCGGCTCTCCGGTATCGGGATCGATGACATCGGGCGGCCCGGTGTTGGTGCCCTTCTGCCAATGGCCGGTCCCGTGCAGCAAAATTACCGGCTTGGCCCCGATCAGCGTCTCGGCCTGTGCGGGATCGACAGATTTGCCGGCGTCGTCGACAAAGGCGCGCCGGTTGGCGATGATTCCGGTGTCCAGTGTCTGCCCGGCCCAAACTTGCAGCTCGGCCAATTCCACTGGCAGGATCGCGTCGATGTACTCGGCAGAGGCCGGGATGCCGAGCGGCTGATCGGCGGCCGCCACCAGGCCGGGCGTGTAGGTACAGGTCGGCAGGTTGACGGCGCCGGTGTCCACGACGGACACGATGTTGCCGAGCCGGTCGTTTGCCGTCCCATGAGTGAACGTGTCCCTCGAGATCACATCGATGAAAACCCAATAGGCGTTGGGCGTAAGGATCGCATTCGGGTCTGGGTTGGCTTGCGGCCAATACATACTGAGCGCGCCCTCGACAAGGTTAACATCGTCATAAGATATCCACATCCGGCACGCGCTTTCGACCGTGCCGGCAAACCGATCGACGTCGGTCATGTTGTCGACGATCTGTCCCTGGGTATTGCAGTCTGGTTCAAGATCGAACGACAACAACAAATGGTGCCAATGGTCGGAGGTGACTTCCTGACCGCCCTCGGTGTCAATGAAATTCGGGTATATGCGGTTGGGGTTTACCACCGTTGCGAAAACCTCCGGCGCGCCCCCCATGATGAAAGGCGCCATGCTTTCCCAGATTTGGGTTATCGTGTGGCTGCGCACCGGCAGGACGAACCCGTCCTCGTCGACCGCGGGGTTGTTTGTGCAATGACCGTATAGAACCGGCTGAGTCCAATCGAGCTTGTCTGTCCTGGTTTCGTTGATCTGCTGCGGGAACGAGCCAGCGAGCGTGGCGTAGTTCGGCAACTGTATGCAGATACCGAGCAGATTGCGTTCGGTCCCGATTTGCCGGCAGTCAATACCAATGTAGCTCGGTTCCATGTCGTACTGCTCGCCGGTAAACCGCCATTCGCGACTTTCTGTGCTTTCCGAAATAGGCGCCTCGTCATTGATCCACTCGCAGGTGAATGCCCAGTTCTGTATCGTCCTCGTCCAGGTGCCTGCGTTGACGGTCGTCTCGGATGTGTACAATCGATTTGCCTCGGCCTTGCCGAACGTCATAAGCGGAACGATGCCGATAAACGGCGGCTGAGACCCATAGGGCGGCTGGGGTCCACCGCTTGCCCGCCATGCGACGTAACGATCGCGTGCCTCGTCGAGCGATGATTGCGGCACCCGGAACCACAGAGAGACCACGGCTTTAGAGAAATCTGCGATACCTTCAGGAAGCGTCAAGTAACTCATGTTGTGCCCTGGTTAGCGCGACCGTGGAAGACGCCTCCGCCGGCGGCCCGGCCGCGGCACCGAAGTGAACCGCGAGCCCGCCGGTGTGATACTCTTTCAAAAGGCCGGTGTAGGGGTTCTCGAAATAGCGCAGATCCTCCGGCATCAGATCGTGCCGTCGTTATTACTGAACTCCACTTCGAGCTGGCTTATCCTCGATTTGTTGGTTTTTGGTGACAGGTCGACCGGCCCCATGTCGCTGCCAAAGTCGGAGAGGTCCTCGCCGCCTGTGCTGGTGTTGTTGTTGCTTATAAATTTGGGGTTCACCTCGGTGACGTCGAACAACATGCGCTTTGTGCGGGCTGCGACCACGTAGTTTTCCGGGTTGTTTACATCGTGGATCTCGACGGGCTCGGTCTCGCGCTTCTTTTCTTTGTGTTTCGCCTTTGCCACCTCGAAATCGGTCGAGACCGGGACCGGCGCCGGCAAGGTGCCTGTGGCACCCCAGCACAACAGTCCCGGTGTCAGCGCGCTCTTGTCTTCCTCTACGCTTTTGACGACCCGCTCGGTGCGGTACTTTGTAATCTCTCTTTTAGGCCAGCCGCCGATCACGCCGCCAAGTGACATCTACGCCGCCTCCAGGTCGATTGTCTTGGGCAACGGCACCAGTTCGACCGATGGCGTGAAGATCGTCTCGAACTCAAGATCGGCCATCGGCACGAGCTGCACGCACACCTCGGTCGGCGCATCCTTCATTGCATTGGCGGGGTCGTCGCTGCCGGCCAGCTCCAGGATCTGCGGACCCAATCCGTTGGTCACCGTCAGGGTTTGAACGGCGGTTGTCGCATCCAGCGACAACAGATCGACGCCGTCGTCGTCGACCGTGAAATCGTCTAGCGTCTGATACACGATATCGCCGGTGAGCACCGTGACGCCCGCGCCAGCCGCGATCTGGTAGCCGCCGTACACATAGCCGTCATTGACCCAGGTCGGCGCGCCGGGCGCTGCCAAGACGCCGCCGCCGCGGCCTACGGAACAGCCGATCGTCAACTCGGCATAGAACTCGCCAGTGCCTGCCGCACTCAGCTCATACCCGATGATCTTGCCGGATGCCTCGCCGCCCGGCAGGCGACGGTCGGTGACCCGCGCGTTCATCCGCAGGCTGGCGCCGATACCAATTTCCCACGGCACCCGACAGCGGATTTCCACGGCTCGCGCGCGGCGCCGCAGCAACGCCCGCCCCAAAAGCAGCAGATGCTGCACGCTGTCATTGCCGCGGTCGGTCGGCAGGTACGCCTTGCGGCGCTTATCGCCGATCGGCATCGCGCCGTCGTCATCCGGCTCGGTGACGGTTGCGTCAGCCGAGACGGTGATTTTCTCGATGTTCGCCTCGTCTTCCGGCTCGGCGAGCACATCCTGGATGTCCGCGACCATCGAGAGCTTTATCGTCTCGGTGCGTTTCTTTTCCGCCTCCCAATCGAACAACGTGTGCTGCTCGAACGCATAGACGTCATACGTCACTTCGTAGTCTTGGTGCGATCTAAAGTAATAGGCGCTGACCGAACGGTCCTCGTCGCCCTCTGGGTAGCTCCCGCGGACCCCGCGGTATTTCCGCGTCAGCTCGTATCGGGTGAAGCTGCCCGAGGCATCTCCGATGCTGGTGTCGTTCGAGACGCTCCACCCGCCGCCAAACGTAGTCCCGCCCTTCGGCCACGAGTTCATCAGCCCGTCGCCGGTTAGCGTCGTAATTAGCCCGGTGTAGGAATCGACGTAAGCGTATATCGTCTTCTGGGCCTTGAACTCCTGGGTAATGCGCTTCGTGAGGTCGATTGTGCCGGCGCCCGATTGCGTCCAGGTCAGCGTGCCCTCGATATCGACCTGGCTCAGCGGCGGATTGGTGTAGGACATCTCGAAATTGTCGTAGGTGTGATCCTCTTCGCCGACCAGCATCTCGCCGTCTTCGCCTTCGCACTCGTCCGAGTGCGTCAGCGCCAAAGTGACCCGGTCGATGTGCCATTGCGCGCCGTAGGCATCGAGAACGGCATCGGCGTCCTCCAAATCGCCGAGGAACCAAACGGGGTCCCAGTACGGCAGGGTCTTCAACGTGGTGGCGTAATCGCTTTTAACGCTATCGAAGTCTAGCGGCCGCGCCATGAACAGCAGCCGCACCGTCTCGCCGTCGAGCTGCTCGGGCACGGCAACGTTACGGCCAGTAAACAACGGCACCACCTCGCCGCCGTCATCCCACGACAGCCAGCACCACGAGCGCCGCCCTGACGCAAGCAAACCGCCGGGGTTGCGCACGGTGATCTGAAGCGACGCGAAGTCGCCCTCGTCTTGGCTTATCGTCAGGGCGACGACCTGCTCGTCTTCAACGGCGTGCAGCACCGGGTCGAATGGCTCGGGCGCGGCGATGTATGCCAGATAGAACGGCCCCGGCACCGCCTATGCCTCGGAGAGTTCCAATGTCCAGGCGACCGCCGCGCCGTACTCGTCGGTACTCACGGTGTAGCTGACGACCCGGAACACGATCTGCGGCCTATAAAACGTGTAATCGCCGACAAGCCGGGAGGAATCCGGCACGACGGGACGGGTTGGCGCACCGCTGATTGTAAGGAACCCCAACTCCGAGACGCAGTTAACGGTCAACTCCATGCCCGGCCACACGCCATCGAGGGCGGGCCCCTCGATATCCGTACAACTGATCGTGGACTTGTATTTGCGCATCTGCGGCGGGCTGAAATCGACGAGGTCGCCGTTCACCGTGCGCATCAGGCTCGACGCGGCGTCGATCGGGTCGAGCGTCTGCGTCAGTCCACGCGAGGCCCAGGTCGGAATCCCAGGCCCGGAGATTTCCAATAGCGTGCCGCCGTTCATCACGCCGCCGCCGCCGCCCGCCCGGCACTGACCATGCCGGCCCGCCGCGCCTCGCGCAGCAGCGAGCGCACGATTGCCTTGTCGCCGTGGAGCTGCACTTGGCCGCCGCTGGGGAAGTGCAGATGCACCGGCACACCATCCGATGAGGTTGCGACCAACCCGCCGTCGGCAAACCCGCGCACCGGCCGGTGCAGCGCATCGACCAACCCGCCCACGGCATAGCCGCTGAACAGGTTGCGCGGCAGTAGCCGTGCATTCAGGGCACGAAACAGGTCGGCGCCGTAATAGCGCACCGAGGGCAGGCTGTTGACGAACTCACCCGGCGTCAGCATGGCCGGCACGGTGTCGCCGCTGCCGCTGCCCGGCACCCGGCCGCCCCGCGCCATCGGGAAGGCGCCCCCGGAAATGGCTGCGCCGCCATAATCCGCATTAGAGGAACCGAGCCCGGCCAACGCGGTGCCGACCGCTTTGATCTTGTTCCACAGCCAATCGACCCCGGCGCCGATTGCTGTGATTGCCGTCTTCGCGCCCTCTGCCAACACACCCCACGAATCCGTAAAGGTGAGCATCACGGCATTGATCGCGACGATGCCCAGCACGAGCCAGCCGACCGGCCCCATCGCCGCCAACACCGGTATGAGCGCCGTGCCCACCAGCACCAGCGCCCCCGCCAATGCGTTAAACGCGCCGGTCATCAGCCCCAAGGTCACGACAACCGCGACCTCGCCGCCGCTGACGTTGGTTCCGACCACCGCGTTGATCGCATTCGCAAGCGCGGTAAATCCTGCCGCAACCATTCGCAGGCCGCTGATGACCTGCGGCAATGCCGTGCCCAAATCGCGGAAGAACGTCAACACAGGCGCGAGCTTGGATTGCAGATCGCTGCCCTCGACCTGCGGATTGTTGAATATCTTGATTAGGTCGTCGGCGACCTTCTGCGCTTCGACCCCGACACTCTCGGCCCACGCCTTTATCGCGCCACTGTTTGCCTGCAGCCGCAGGTTCAGGTCGTTGAGCACCTTTGTTACCGCTGTCCCGATCTCGACCCCGACGATATTGCGGAGGCGAATAAAGCTCGCCTGCATGATACCGGTCGCGATTTTATAGTCGTTCGCCTGCTGCTTCATCGCTTCCGTCGTAAAGCCGAGGCCGTCCGTTATTTCCTTCTGTGTTGCATCCCACTGCGTCGCAAGATTGCGCATCACCTCGACAATGTTTCGCCAGTTCTTGCCCAAGGCGTCAGCCGCGAGCGATGCCGCCAACTGGCGGTCTTTCATCGCGTCGAAGCCCGTGACGAGTTGTTTGATGGCGTCCTGCGCGCCCTTCTGGCCCGGCGGGATATTGCGGATGTCGACGCCGAAGGCTTTCCAGGTATCGGCCCAGTCCACCGCCGTCTTTTGACCGCCGCGCAACGTCTTAACCCCGGTCTGCAGCTCGGTGTTAAGCCCCTTTAAGGCGTCCTCGCCGCCGCGCCACACCTGGACTGTCGATGCTGCCTGATCGCCGATTGTCTTGAACTGCTGATTGTTGTCTTGCAGCGCCCGCCTCTGTTCGCCCAGGCTCTTGATGAGGCGGCCAAACGCGGCATCGGTCTCATCGATCCCGGCGCCCGCCTTTACGGCGATTTGACGATAGGTCTCGACAAATTCGCTGCTGACGCCGAGAGCGTCGGCCTGGTCGCCGAGACTGTCGACCGAATCGTTGGCCGAGCTGACGAGCTTGGCGACACCCGCGGCGGCGCCGGCGAGGCTTACCGTGAGGGCGGTGCGCCAAGCCGGAAACGTCTTGTCGGCCATCGTCGTGAGACTGCGCCCGAACCGGTTAAAGGCGGCATGCAGGCCAGCAACGTTGCGGGCTGCTGCAGCCCACGGTGTCGCATCGCTCGCCGTGTCGTGGACGATGCGCAGTTGCCGGGTGAGGCTGGCCGCGGCGGCTCGCGTCTTTTCATAACTCGCCGCCAGCTCGGTCGCGCGGGTGGTGTTACCGCTTTCGGTCGCCTGTCGTAAATCTTTGCCGAACTGGCGCAGATCGGCCTGGGCTTTAGCAAGCTCGGTGCGGAGCTTTGTCGTATTGGCGGTGATGTCGACCGTCAGGTTGTCGGGCATCAGCTCTCACCGAGTTCATGCACGGCCTTGCGGATAGCATCGGCTTTGCCCTGCGCGGCCAGCGCGGCATCGGCAATTGCCTCTGCGCGCTCGCGGGCGTGGCGCGCGGCGCCGAGTTGCAGCCAGGCGTGCATCTGCCGCGGCGTCATCCGAAAGACAGACTCAACCGGGTGCTGCCACTGCACTAGCTGTTCAATGGCTGCAGCGAAGTGTGAACCGGCGTTGCGCCGCCGGCGCCGTTGGGCGCCGCGTCTGCCAAAGGGGCGGGATCTGCCGCCGGGAAGGTCAGGCGCACAACGACCATCGCCATTGTCATGATATCGGCGGCGCCGAACTGACGGACCTTCGCCTCATAGTCCGGTTCACCGGCGTGACCGAGCCCGGCCGCGATTAGCGCCGGCATAGCTTCCGAGGCTTCGATGATCGAGCCAGCGCCGCCCTCGACGACGCGGGCGAACGCGGGATATTTGCGCGCCAGCTCGGTCAGCGTCGATAGCCGAACGCCGGTCAACTCCAGTTCGATCGGGCCGCTCCGGGTCTGCAGGGTGACGGTGTCGACGGCCGGCTGCGGGTCGAGGTCGAGAAAGTTGACGGCCATGTTAGGGCGTCACAACGGTTGCTGCATCGAGCAAATACATTCGCAGATTAGGTGCGGTCCACTCGTCCAGCTGGAGCCGAACCGTCGCGCTCTGCTGCACGATAGGTGAAAAATCGAGCGATCTGATGCCGTTCATATGCTGCAGGTGGTCGAGCCGCTCGATCGTTTGCTCGAACTCGAATTGCTGGCAGTTTCCGAGTTCGGCAAATGTCGAGTCGCCGGCCCCCTGCCACGAGACAATGCCGGTTCCGACGTAGTAGTTCAGGACGTTCGGCGAAACCATAGCGTCATCGGGATGTGTCACGGTGCCGAAATTGCCATCGACCAGCAGCACGCGCCCTTCGAGTTCTATGAGTCCATATTCGTCGCCGATAAGGTTAATCGCCGCGGCAGGCCCGAACTGCACGCTCGTCAGGGTCATTTCGATTTTCGGGCCGATATCGTTCGCCCCGACAAATTTAAGCGTTCCTTCGACATTCGGGTTTGCGCCGATATTGATCGTCGCTGTTGCCATAAGAGGCTCCTAGGCTGGGACGTTGTCGATGTGTGGTGCGGCGGCGATCTTGATCGGGATCACTGCCATTGCGGTTTGTGCCGAGTGCCCTGGATCTTTTTGTAGTTCGCCTTCAATCCGGCAATACTGCACGCCGTGCAGCCCGAGGTTCTGGCGGAAGCCTTCCGGCCCGGCCGACAGCGCCCGCTCGACGGCATCGATAAGGGTATTGAGCATCGCCGCCGGCACGGCGTTCTGATCCGCCCCAACCCGCGTGAAAATCCACGCCTCGCAATTCAGCTCGACCAGCATGGCGCGCGTCGACTCGCGATAGCCGTGGATCTCGTTCAGCTCGACCAGGTACAGCGCCGGCATGTCCTGCTCGGCGTTGGGATCGCGCAGCCGCCGCTCAAGGGTCAGGAAGCCCTGCAGCAGCGGCGCCGCGGTACGGTCGGCGATAGCCGGCAGTGACAGCGTCACCTCAGGCGATACCGTGGCAACAGTCGCCCCGTCCGACACACCCTCGCCCGCCACTGGCATCCCGACCATCAAGCCGGCGGTGCTGCTGACATTGGTCAGCGTGGCCGACCCTGTCGTCGTGTCGGCTGTAAACGGCACCACGACAGGCGGCCCGCTGAGTTTGCTCAACAGGGCGCCGACAATGGTTTCGCGGTTCATCGCGCGGCGGCAGTCTCGACCGCTACGGCAAAGTCCCGCGTTGCTGGCTGCACAACCGGATAGCTACGCGAGCCGGAGCGCAGTTTAAGAAATTGGATGGCTTCCAGCGCGGCGCCGAGCTGCGCCACCACGACAGCCGTCCCCGCTACGACCGGGATAATGATTTCGGTCCCGTCGACGCTAAACAAATCGTTATAGAAAGTGCCGTCGGTCGATATCTGGAAGCTCAGGTTGGCCCCCGTCCACGCCGCCGGCATCGTGATGCGGACCAGCCGGCCGCTCGTGCAATCGAGCCCTGAGGACAAGCTTTGACCGGCCGCGATAGTCGGGCCATTAAGCACCACCAATGCCATAATCTCAGTCCTTCAGAACTTCCTGCAGCACCCGGCGCAGCTCGGCGCGCGCCTTTGGCAGCATCGCCGACGCCGGGCCGCGTAAAAATCGCATCTCGCTGATGCCGCCGACCCGCTGATAGCCGCTCACGCGGTAGCCGCGCCTCATGTAGCCGCTGACCGGAAACCGTTTCCCGGTGCTGCCATACTCCAGCGCCCCGGCCGCCGCCGCGGTGTTGTGCTCGCGGGTCCGCAGCACCCTCACCCGGCCGCGCACGAACATTTTGATCCGGTTGTCGTCGACGTAGGCTTGCGTCAGCGAGCGCAACCGCCCGGTTCGGAACGGCTCGCGCGCCTCGACCTTGTGCAAAAGTTCGTTGGTCAGCTTGCCGATCGTCGAGACGAGCCGCCGCCGCAGCTTGTTTGGCAACTCATCGAGCCGCACCCGCAGCCTTGTGTCGTTCATGTCCATTTTGGCGTCGATCAGCGTGTCGCGCGCCGAGATCATCCGACCAAACCCCGCCGGTACGGGTTCAACAGCGAAGCAATGTCCTGCGGGATCAGCGAGCCGCCCGGCACGCCGCCGACCCAGAACTCTTGCCGCCCCAACCCGGGAGACTCGGTGGCGCGCAGCATCGGGTCGCGCCCGCGCGCTGAGGATTCCATCGTGCAGAGGTCGAGCACTGCCTGCTGCACATCGGCCGGGATTTCCGCGAAGCCAGCGTCGTACACGACAGACAACCCTGTGGCCCCGACCACCCAGGCGCGCGGATCGGTAATGCGCCACAGATGTCCCGCGAGCGGTTCGAGCGCATAGTCGGCCGGAGCCAGACCGGCACCATCGAGCGTCACTTCAAGACTCGCCGGATCGACCGGCGCCTGGCTCAACATCAGCGGCTCGCCGGTCATGCCGGTGACATCGGAGAGGAACGTGTCGAGATAAGTCTGCTCGGCAAATATGCGGTTGCAGTAGCGTTCGGCCGCCAGGCTCGCCCGCGCGATGACCTTGGTCAGCCAGGCGTCATTGGCGACGTCGCCCGGCCGCACCCGGAGCTGCTCGCGCAGATCGTCCAGGCTCACAAGATTGCGCTCGAGCGCGGGCGTTATCACCGCCGTGTAAAGCGGCCTCACTCGGCGGCCTCTGTGTGGTACTGGGCGAACAGCGCGCTGAGATCAAGCGCCGGCCCGAGGCTGCCATCGCTCATCACCGGCACGGCGCGGTAGTCGCGCACCCGCCATTCCGCGATGCTCGCCGCCGGCATTCCGCGCTCCCCGCGCGGGCCAGCTTCGCCCCGCTTGCCGCGCTCCCCTGCCTTGGACCCCAATGCCCAGCCATCGCCCGGCAGCGGCCCCGGCGCATCGCATTTTGCGCGCCATTCGGCACCGTGCAGGCTGACGAGATCGAACCTGCGGTATTCCCGTTCCGGGTCGAAGAGGCCGCACACCTCGCCGACATAGGGCACTTCCCCCGGCTCACCAGGAGGCCCTGCAGTGCCCTGTTCGCCCTGCGGCCCCGTGATAGCCTCGCCCGGTTCCCCGCGCTCTCCACGCTCGCCCTGCGGCCCCGGCGGGCCATCCTTGACCCCCGCCAGCTTCGCCGCGACGGCACGCTCGACGCGCAGCTCGAACTCGGCCTGCCCCGCGCGCAACCGCTCGGCCTCCAAGGCAAAGCGCAGCAGCAGATCGCGCTCGATGCGGGCGGCGATGGCGCCCAACTCACCGCCGAGCGAGACGGCGAGTTCATCAAGCTCCGGCATAACTCTTCCGCATTGCCGCTACTCCGGCGCTCTTCGCCGCCTCGATGTCTTGCGGCTCATTGGTATTGGCGGCCGGCGCATCCGGTCCCGGCGGTGCGGCCGGCGCATCGGGGCGCGGCGAGGATGGCGGCGGTTGCGACCAGGCTTCGAGCGGAATCACCTGCTGCTGCACGCGAGGCGAGTCCCCGTCCTCAACTGCCGGCAGGTCTTCCAGCGCTCGCGCTTCGTTCGGAGAATAGATCCCGCCCTGAACTGCCTGCGCCAGCGCCGCAACCCGGTCTTTCTGGTTCGAGCGCAGCAAGACCGCGGTATCAAATTCCAAATACTCGTTCGGGTATCCCGCTAGCCCGAAAAACCGCCCGATACCGTCCTCGACGTGGTTAAGGCTGAACCCCAGCGCACCACTCACCCAAAACCGCATCTGGTCTTCGCCGCCCGCCTGCATCTGCGCGCCCCACAGCGACAGCAAGGGCAGCGGGATGCGGTACGCGGTGGCAATCCGCCCGTCGGCGATCTGCAGCAGTTCAGCGAGCTGCGCGTCCCGCGAGGTGCTCGACACCTGCTGCCACTTCAGCCCGGACGACAGGATCGGCGTGCCGCCGGCATTGGCGCCGGTTGTCCGATCGAGCCACGCCTGACGAATCTCACTCGTCTGCCAGCTTTCGAGTTGCTGGTCGGTGGTCAAGACACCGGACGGCTTGGCCGAGTTCTGGGCGAAGTCCAACGCCTGCCGCACCATGCTATTACTCGCCGCGATGTCGAGCATCGCGTTGGTTAAGGGCGGCACGCCTTTCAGCGGATCGCCGTCGCGCGCATCGAGCTTGATGTGTAAGACGTCGCGCGCCGGCACGCGTTTTGCCGCTTCCTTCGTCAAGAGCCGCTCGACGACCGGATTACCGGCGATCGAATAGAAGATTTCCCCGTTGCCGGCGACCCAGGCGCCGCAAGAGGGACTGCTCATCAGGTGCAGCGCGTCCACCTCGTAGCGGTTATTTCGTGTTGCGTAGGCGTAGGCGTTGCCGTCGCTGTAAAGCGCGCCGACCAGGTTCAGCACGAAATCACTGCCGCTCTGGTAGGCGTTCGGCTTCAGCATCACCCGCGACAGCGCCGAGTTCGTGACCCGCTCGCGCCCGCCGTCGCCGGTCGAGCGCCAGTGGGTCGGTGGGCACTGGGCGGCGGTCTGCGAATAGCAGGCGATGCACGAATGCACGATGGCGCCGCCGGCGACGCGGACCGGGTCATAACCCAACTGCCAGAAGTTCGCCGGCCACGACGGCGGGATATAACCCCCCGTCGCCAGAGTGACGGGCGCGGCCTTGGCGCGCGGGCGGAAGATCCGCGTTAGCATCCCGCCCCAGGCAGGAGCCACTAGCGCTTGTCGGCGTCCGGCGTCCGCGGCACGTTTCGCTCTGCCGGGCGCTGTTCGGGCTGTGGCCGGTGTGCCGCCGGCGGCGTCGGCGTCCGCGCTTCTCTCCGCTCGACCGGCTCCATCCTACCTTCTCCCGAAGCGAGGTATTCCTGCTGCGCGGCCACGGTCGGCATTTCCGGTGCCGCGCCCTGGCTCTTCTCGTCCGGGTGCAGGAGGCCGAGCTTCGTCAGGTCGATCTCCTCTTGGGTCGGGGTCGGCACCGCGCTCTCCGTCACCCGCAGCGTCAGGTTCGTCAGTGCCGCCCGCCGTTCCTTTTGCTGGTCGTAGTCCGACCTCGCGGCCTGCTGCTGTTCCGTCAGTGTCGTTTGCATCCATGTCCTCCTTTGTGACGAGCCGCCGGGCGAGGCGTCTGCCCGGCGTCCGCCAGCCGTACCTGCGAGCTACCACGTCACCAGGTCACGCCCGTGACCCATGCCACCGAGCCGGTGCGCAAAAGCGCCCAGTTCATCGGCAGGATCATCCGAAGTGCCAGGCTGTCTGTCTGATACAGAGAACGACTTGGGCTTGCCACAACCCCTGATCCCTGCGCTCCTGTTACCAATTGTAATGGGGAAGTATCCTCGAAATGTAACGTCGCTTGATCTGAGACATCGAATCTGGGGCTGTTGCCCTGCACGACCATCAGGTCGTCGGCATTTATCAGGATCACCATTCCGGCCGGCACCGTCGAGGACACGACGACCGGATAGCCGAGCATGCGGTTGCCGTTTATTTCGGCCTGGAATGGGAAATCCCCGCCGTTGTTCTGTGTCAGCGATATCGCGATCTGCTGCACCGGGTTCATGATCCACACCGGATTGCGCAGCGCATTGACCCCGGCCAGCGCGCCGACCAATGCCTTTACGTCGCCCACCAGCGCGGCAAACCCGCCGCCCGCCGTGGGTGTCAGGCCGGCGACGCCCGCCCTGATCCCGGCCGGGCGGATAGAAGTCGCAGCGACGTTGTCGATGAACACCGTATCGACCGCGATGCCGGTATCGTCGACGATGAGCTGGCGCAGGATCATCTCGATTTCCGGCGTCGAGTGCTCGGCGATCTCGCGGGTGTAGGACGTGATGACGGCCATCTTTTTGAGGCCGATCGTCACCGTCGTGAACGCCGCCTGCTTGACGGGTATCGCGCTGCCTTCGAGCACGAATGACCCCGCCACCGTCGGTGTCGACGCCCGCGTCGGCATGCTGATCTGGCCATACCGGCCAAGCGTGATCTGCATGCCGCGCGAGGCGACCGGCTGAAAGACCGACCCGGCCATGATCTGATTGAAAAATTCTCCCTGCCCGGTCACCGCCAACTCGGCCGCCCAACCGGCGGTTGTGGTCGTCGCCGGCGCCGTGGCGGCCCTGACGTACCAGTCGTGGACACCTCGCGTGGCTTCGTAATCACCGTGCGAGCCGTAGTGCTCTTCGAGCACCGCCTCAGCCGGCCGCTTGGTGACAAAGGCCAATGTCTTGGCGAGGAAGTGCCGCAGCACATACTCGCCAGGCTCGGCCGCCTTGCGCTTCGGCTGCGCCCAGGCTTTCGGCGCCGACGCCGGCAATGGCTGTGCCGGCGTGTAGACGGTAATCCTCTCCTTCGGCACGGTGATCGGCGCGTTCTCGCCGAGTGCCTTCTCGGCCTCGGTCCAGGCGAAAATCTTGCCCTTCACCTCGCCGATCTTTGCCGTGAGGTCGGTGACCCGCGCGACGTCCTCGGCGTCCGGCAAGCTGGCCAACTGGTCTTGCAGCGTCACGACTTCCTGCTGCGCGGATTGAATACGCTCGCTGTAAAGCATCTTTCGATTTCCCGATTTACGATCGTCTCCTTTGGCTATCTCGCCGGTTGAAGCGCTGACGCGTCGGTCGAAGCCCTGCTTCGACCTGGTCCGATCTCCATCAAAGGCATGCTCGCCAAAGATCAGGCTGCGCGTCTCGCGCGAGAGGCCGAGCGCCTTGGCTACTGCTAGAGCGTTCGGGTTGGCAGGCACCGACACCAGGCTGCACTCGACCAGCTCGGCCTCGGTGAAACGGATACCGCCGGACTTGCCGAGCGGCTCGAAACTGTCTGAATGAAAACCGACACTGACGGCGCGCAGCACGCCGGCCTCGACTGCCTGATGCAGTTCCTTCAGCCGGTACGACACCGGCTCCATCAGTTCGAGCCGGCCGGTGAGGCGTCCCTTCGTCACCGCGACGTCGTGCCAGGTGCCGATCGGGAACGACGGGTCGTGATTGAACAGCGCAACCGGGTTGCGTTGGAACCGGTCCAACCGCCAACCTTCCGGCTCGATCACATCGCCCATGCGGTCGACGCTGCCGTCGCTCATGACAAACTCGCGCGGGTCGGCAGCCGGAGGCGGCGCCGCGACCTCGCGTTTGCGGATCAGGTTCATGCCGTTGGGTCCAATAAAAAAAGGCGCCCGCAGGCGCCCTGTGGATCGCTACGCAACCATCGTTCTGTGGTCGAACATCGGCGCCGTCGTCGCGGTGGCGCCCTTGGCCGCCATAGAGAGCGCCACCATGCCGTCTATGCGGCCGGACGACTTCGCTTTCTCCAACTTGCGGTTGCCCGCCGGGTCGGTGACGACGGTGGCGTTGGATGCGCACATCGTTAAGACCGGGTGCATGCCGTGGCGCAGCCGCTCCTGCAGTGCCAGCGTCTCGAGCGCATCGAGCGCCCCGGCCATGTCGCGGTAGCCCTGGCCGCACTCCTCGAGCGGAAGCTGGTTTACGCCGTGCGCCTGCAATGCCATGCGCAATTCCTCGATGCGCCAGCGGTCAAACAGGATGGTGCGGAAGCGCACCTGATTGCGCAGCGTTGCCAGGCGCGCCGCCAAATAGCCGTAATCGATGCTGACCCCCGGCACCGCCGTGAGGAATCCCTGCTGCACCCACAAATCGTAGGGCGCCCGGTCGCGCGTTGCTCGTTCGCGCAACGTGTCGGCTGGCGTCCAGAAGTGACACCAGACGTTCCAAAAGCCTTTCGGCTTCTCCGCCAGCAGAACCAGCGCGGTGAGATCCTGCCGGCTCGACAGGTCGAGGCCGCCGTAAACCGGCCCCTGCGCGAATGCCTCCATGTCCGGTTCGGCCCCGTTGGCGACCCACACGCCGTGGCTGAACAGCGCCGCATCGGCCGACACGCGCTGATTGAGATGCAGGTTGCGGAAGCTCGCCTCGAAACTCGGCATCCGCATTGCCTTTTCGGCCAGCCCCTGAATTTCGTCGAAATTCAGAAAATCCCCGAGCGCCGGATTGGCTTGCCGCCACGTCGCGGGGTCGTCCAGTGCCGCATCGTCAGGGGCGCCGAAAAAAATCAGCTTTGTCTTGGTGTCCGCACCCGTCGAGGCGTAGTCGATAAGCTGCGAGAGCAGGTCGCTGGATGTGGGCGCCTGGGTCGAAATCACGATACTGAGCGGGTTCGGGTGCGCCCCCATTGCGGTCTCCAGCGCATCGTACAACTCGCTGCGCGGCCCGCGCACCTGGCCCAATTCGTCGTGGATGACTAAGGCTGGTGATAATCCGTATGCAGTAGAACTTTCCGCCGCCAGCGCCCGATACCTCACTCCCGTGTACGGGCTGAACAACTCCTTCGCGTGCTCGCGGCAGACCACCATGTTGGGGTCCGACAATTCGCGCGACATGCGAACCATCTTGGCCGCCAAATCATACACCAGCGCCGCCTGCTGCCGCGATTGCGCTGCCGAATACACCTGGCTGTTGCGCTGCGACTCAGGACCGATGACATGCGCCAGGACCAGCATCGCGCAGAGCGCCGTCTTGCCCTGCTTCCTCGGCATCGTGACGATCGCCTGCCGGGTCGGCGTGTCGTAGACCTGCCGGATTATGTCGCGCTGCCACTCGCGCAGCCGCACCGGCTTACCGACGTCGGCCCCCTCGGGGACGACCAGATACTTCTCGCAGAAGCGGATTATCCGGTCAGACCGGAGGTCGGCTCCTGGCATCTTCCTCTGTTTGCAGCGGATTCACCTCGCCGGCATCTCCGACGAATCGGCGAATTTCGCGAACAAAGTGCTGGGCAATCTTCCGGTCGCCCAGCAGCACGCAAAGTATGTCGCTATCGGTGACTTGAGCCGCCTTCCGCCCGGACGGGCCTTTCGCCATGCTCACCCAACCACCCTAAAGCGCTCAGCAGCCTGCCCGCCGATCAGCGCATCACCCTGCCCCTCTGGCGCCTTCTCACCCGCCTTAGCCGCCTGTCGCTCAATGCCGGCCGACACCGTCAGCCGTAAGAGCCGCGAGCTGGTCGCATAATTCGGCCGTAATACTTTCACTTCCGCCATGACCCACCGAGCATCGTCCGAACCCGCCGGCAACCGGCGCAAAATGCCCCAGCATTCCTCCAGACGTGCCTGCGTCTCGCAATGATCGGCCAACAACCCCAGCGAAGCGCCGTCGAACCAATCGAGCGGCTTCGATCTCACAATTTCGCGCCATATCGCCTTTGCACGCTGCGACAATTCTTTCGGCGGCTCCCGAACAGTGTTATCCGCCCGGTAAAATGCACCGCCGCGATTAGCTGCTGACCTCATACAAGACCACCCGAAATCGTTAAATCACTCACGCTTGAAC